GGTTGGTGGAGTGTTCTGTTTGTGAGGAGCTGGGTTCGGCTGCGGCTGAAGATCGAGCGACTGGCGGCGTCTACTGTGGTGAGTGCATTGGGTATGCGTTGAATGCTGAGATGCTGATGCGGGTGGCGTGGGTGAATGTGAATGTTAGACACCCCCGCCCGAACGAGTTTGCTGAGTGGGAGGATCACTGATTATGCCAAGGAAATACCACGGAGAACCGGAGAGGGAGCCTGACAGGAGAAAAGTCCTTGAAAGGATTATGAGGGAGATTCATCCCCTTTTGAAGGCAGACCCGGAGCCTATTAAAGAAATCCGAAAGCACCAAGGCAAGCCAAAGTTTGATCTACCAGCGCAGAAGTCGGGCTTGCTGCGGAATACGCTTCGCAAGCCGATTGACCCGTCTGCCCCGAAGAAGAAGCGAACCTTTAAGTACAAGCCGATGGCTTAATAAGATGGCGAAGGAAGAGAAAGAGCCGAAGACCAAGGCGGGAGAAGTCACGCCGCAAGGATTTACTGTTCCCACCAAGGAAGACATTAAGGCTGGCGAACACGCGCCTGACCTTCGTGGTCGGAATAGAGGGAGGGGCAGGTAATGCCTTTCAAGAGCGAGAAGCAGCGAAGGTGGATGCACACTAACAAGCCCAAGATGGCTAAGGAATGGGAGCAGGAAACATCAACAAAAGAAAAACCAATGGCAGCTAAAAAACAGGGTTACAAATCACGGCAAGACGAATCACTCGGAGCAAGGCGCGGTGCGCGTAAGAAGCTGAAGCAGAAAGTCACACCAGCCGGACGCCGCAAGATGGCGTCTGCACCCCGCAAGGCGGCGGGTGGTAAGAAGTACGGATTGAAATGAGCGAGAAGCTTTACGATTTAGTTGCACACGACATTGCCAGCCGTACACGGTGGGAGGTGCGTCAGGGTTTGTGGTATCAGATGCGTAACGACGGAATACGCCGGAGAGGGAAGCCGTGGCCGAACGCTGCTGATGCCCATTTCCCCCTGATCGACACCACCATCAACAAGCTCAAGCCGAGCTTCTTTCAACAGGCGATGGGGCTGGATGTGTTGGCGACCTTCGTTCCCATGCGCACCCAGTTGAGTGCGTACACTTCCGCAGCGGAACAGTGGTTCTCGTATAAGATGCACGAGAAGAGCAACTTCGCGATGGAAGTGATGAGTTGGATCGACCATATGCTGATGGGCGGTCATTCGGTGATGAAGACCTTCTGGAATCCTGACCGGAAGCAGATCGAGTTTCAGGCGATTGACCCGATGTATATTATTGTTCCGCCGTGGACAAAGAATGTTGAGACATCAGACAGGCTTTGTCAGGTCATGCCGATGAGTTTGGAGAGTTACAAGCGGGCGGGAATTTACGATGACAGTAAGTCAACGCTGGACAGTATCATGGGCGGCAGGACTGAGGAATCTGGCATCCTCAATGACCTCAAAAATAACCGCGAGTTGCGGGAGGGTTTGACTTACTCAGCCGACAAGGAGCAGATTATTGTTTGGGAGGTTTATTCTAGAGATGATGACGGGGAGTGGGTGATGGAATGTTTCTCTCCCCAGCAACCTGAGATTGCGCTTCGCAAGGAGATGAAGATTCCCTTTGACCACGGGATGCCCCCGTATTCTTCTGCTCGGTATGAGGTGACGGATGGCGGATGGTTTTCTCCTCGTGGCGTGTGTGAGTTGTTGGCCCCGTTTGAGGCTGCTCTTACCAAGTCATGGAATGAGCGACAGGACGCATCGACTTTATTCAACAAGCCGCTCTTTAGGGCGGAACGTGATTTGCCGAACTCGGTGAACTTGCGGTTGAATCCGGGGCAGATTCTGCCTTTCGGTATTGCCCCCGTCCAGATGCCTGATGTGCCTCTGGACTTTGAAAAGGATATGACGCAAACGCAGTCGATTGCCGAGCAGCGTGTTACCGTTCCCGACTATGGACTCATGGCGGACAGGGACAGGCGCACGGCGACTGAGATTGATTCCATTAATGCGCAAGCGCAACAAAATATGGATTTGCGTTTGCGTCTATTCCGTCAGGCATTGGGCGATCTGTTCCGTCAGGCGTGGAGTATTCTGGTTCAGTTCGACAGCAAGGATTTGCAGTACCGTTTTCTGGAGGACAATCTGGCGGTTGACCCGGTGGCGTTGCATGAGGAATACCAGATCGAACCTCGTGGCGGCATGGACATGGTTAGCCGTGCGATGCTCCTGAACAAGGCGTTGCAGCGGAAGCAGTTGTTTGTTGACTCGCCTTGGATAGATCAGGTGGAGCTGGATAAGAGCATTATTGAGCTGGACGATCCAGCACTAATCGCCCGTCTGGTTCGTGACCCGAACGAGAAGTTGACGGACGAGGCGGAGGACGAGCAGAGGACTTTACCTGCGCTGTTGATCGGGCAGATTATCCCGGTGAAGCAGGGGTTGAATTACCAGACACGGATAGGAGTTATCATGGCGTTCCTTGAGGAAGCGAGGTTGGCAGGGATGCAGCTCAGTCCGAAGGGTGGTGAGGCGATTGTGACTCGGCTGGATGGATTGCTTCAGATGATGATTGAGGTGGACAACAATAATGGGAAGGCATTGCAGAAGGATGTCATGGAATATTTGAAGAGCATTGGGCTTATTCCCGCTGAGGAAGATGCCAACGCCATGCTCGCTCAGGAGATTGCTGGGCAGGGGGCTGCGCCGCCCGAACAGATGCCTCCGGCTGAGGGAATGCCTCCTCCACCACAAGGGCCAACTCCCCAAGCCCCTATGCCAGTTGAAGAGACTGCATCGGTTGGAGTGATATAATGAGATTTTTTAGGTTCATAGGTATTGCTTGGCGTCTATCAGGTAATATCCCTTGGGTGGGAGAACCGGAGTGGGACGCATCTGATGCGAATGTTTTGCAGAAGTTCCTCGTCTTAAAGGAAGGGAAACGGTTTAGGATGGTTCTCCTGAACATGATTCTGAAGCAGAACCAACAGGCAGTGTCAGCAAAGAAGAGGTTGGAGTACGAGGCGGGTTTTGCTAGTGGTGTAAGGACAACGGTACATACCGTTGAGGCTCTTGCGAAGAAGATCGAGGAGTCAAAGGATTTTGCGTCAGATATATATGGGGTCGAATATCTGGCGAGTGAAGACCCCACAGCAACGGACAATCGTTTCAGTGCAATGATTGGACGAGGATAAGCACTGATAGGGAAACATTATGCCAGAAGAAACCGGCGAAGTAACCGCCGAAACTCTGTTGGCCGCTGCACAGGAGTATGATGCTGCTGTCGCTGCGGGGGAACAACCTAGCGTCGAGATAAAGACGGAGGAACCTGAGCCGGAGGAATCTCCACCGGAGGAACCAACGGAGACTGCGGAAGCAGAACCGGAACCTGAAGGGCAGGATGTGGATGAACCCGAAAGTTCATTGACAGTAGGCGAGACTCCTGAAGAGGAGGATAAGTCGCAGAAGAGTGAGAGTAAGTGGGCCAAGAACGAGGCTCGCAAGAACAAGTCTTGGAAGGAGATAAACTCCCAAAAAGAGGAACTCAAGCGAGCGCGTGAAGAGCTTGACGACATGAAGGGCCAGCTTCAAGAGAAGCAAACCGACATGGACGATGGCAAGGCTTACCGGGATGAGAAGGGTTTTACGGCGGAGGATTATGAGTCTGCCGCTGTAAGGCTACGGGATGAAGGCGATGCAGACCTTGCGAAGGATGCGGAAGAGAAGGCCAAGTCTGTCCTCGATGAGGGCAAGAAGGCTGATCAAGACCGCTCGGTGAGGGATGCAAATAAGCAGTGGGAATTAGCGCGGGACGACCTGTATAAGGAGATGCCTGAGCTAAAGGACAGCTCCTCGGAGTTGACCCAGACTGCCAACGGAATCCTGAAGGAACATCCTAATCTCATGTATCTGCCGGAGGGACAGGGATTGCGTCATGCAGTTCAGGTCGCCCAGTGGAAAGTTGCGGCGTCCAAGACGGACAAGAGTCAGGCTGAAGTCAAGGAACTAACGGATAAACTAAATAAACTGGAAAAGAAAATGTCAGTTGGCGGTGGATTCACGAGCGGGAAGCTGGATGGCGGCAGGAGTTTTGATGATCTTTCACTAGATGATCAGGAGTCTTACTTGATGAAGGCGGCTGCGGCTCACGATGATGCCTAATGACTGACGGAAGGTAAAAATTATGGCTATTAATGTCACAACCGATGCCGATCTAGCTGTCCAGTATCAGAATTATTTCAGCAAGAAATTGCTGACCTACGCTGTTCAAGCATTGGTACTAGATCAGTTCGGCACTAAAGCCCCACTTCCTGCGAAGTCGGGTCACAAAACAATATCCATGTTTAGATGGGACATCCCGAAAGCGACTGACATCAACACTCTCACGGAAGGTACTGTGGGGTCTGTTGGTGATCGCGACATCGCGTTGACTAAAATCAGCAAGACGCTGATTCAACGGGGTCAAGTCGTTAAGTTGTCTGACATCCTGAACGCAACGGACTTATTTAGTTCACTGCAACAGAGTGTCAAGATCAACGGACAGGATGCGGCCATCGACATGGACAACATCACGCGCAACATATTGGTTGGTTCCGATGTGGGCGATAATGTGAACTCAGGTGCGGAAGCGATGGAAGGCGGCTATGCCGCTGATATGTCAACTAAACTTGACAACGACGACACGCTCACTGAGATATATGCTGACGGCACAAAGGAGACAACCGCAGCAACACAGTACAGCGCCTTTGAGGCGCTGGACGGGGCTACCGATAAAAGCACCCGGCTAGACGGTGCGGCTATCCTGAATGCTGTTACTCAGCTAAAGGTTAATCGCGCACAGCCGACTAGCGGAGGAATGTACGCCTGTGTTGCTAGTCCTCAAGTATTGAGTGACGTTATGCAGGAAGACACATGGCTCAATGCGGCTCAATACAGCAATGTAGAAGAGCTGTATAAGGGTGAAGTTGGCCGTTTGTTCGGGGCGAAATTCGTAATGACAACGAATGCGTTCATTACTGGCGATCCGCTTGAAACTGACGCTGACCGATTCATCTACAACACTGATTCGGGTGGTGGACTCGGTGCGACTAAGAATGTTCACGTTTCCCTGTTCTTAGGGGAAGGAGCATTTGGTGTTCCGGAGTTGAGTAGTCAGTCGCCGTTCAGTCCGAAGATTGTAATCACGGATTCAGCAGATAAGAGCGATCCTCTTAATCTCCTGATTACCGCTGGTTTCAAGGTTTTCTGGACTGCGCTGAGGCAGAATCCTGCTTACTACGTTGTAATGCGTAGCAAGACGGCTTCGACTGCGTAAGAGCTAAACAAGTTATGAAACCTAAAGGTGGATTAACCCTTATTATAGCCGTGGGAGGGGGTAACGCCCCTTCTCACGGTCATTCTGATAAACAAGACAAAGGTGGAAAGATGATTAGATTACCATTGGATG